AATGCTTCAGCAAAACCTATTAATTTTAATTATTTCCACTGCTTATTTTGATTTAAACAGTCCTATGTATCAACAGGAATATAAGTATTCCGAGAAAATTTTAAATGAGGATATAGAGGACGATAATTATTTTGCTCTAATCTATGAGCAAGATAATGAAAAAGAAATTTATAAAGAAGAAACATGGATTAAATCTAATCCGTTGCTGGAAGTTGAAGAAGTTAAAGAGATACTGCTCCGCAGACTGAAAAAAAGGCTTAGTGAATCTGTTGCAAAAAATGATTTACTTGGGCTTATCGTGAAAAATTTTAATATGTGGAAACAAGGTTCCGAATCCTCTTATCTCCCGGCAAAAGAATGGGAAGCATGTGCAACGGAACCGATTAATAAATGCGGACGTGATGTTTTTCTTGGCTTGGATTTATCCAGAACGGATGACATAACAGCACTATATGAAATATACCCATTAGCAGATAATAAGTTTTATATAGATGGACATGCTTTTTTAGCTACCGTTGGTGGACTTGAGGCAAAAAGCTCCAGAGATAAAATTGATTATGAAATTTTAATAGAAAGAGGAAATGCAACCGCCAGTGATTTAAAGAGCGGTTTTATTAATATTAAACAGGTTGTCCATTATGCTGCAAGGTTGATTATAGATTATAATTTAAATGTACAAGCGTTCTGCTATGATCCTTGGCAGATTGCAAATTTTATATCGGAATGGGAACAAGAATATTCTGATTTGGATATTCCGTTTATTGAGGTCCCACAGAATTATAAAAACCTCAGTGAGCCAATTAAACAGTTTAGATTAGGCGTTTATGAGAGAAAAATACAGCATAACAACAATCCTATGCTTAATATTGCTATTAATAATGCAGTTATTAAATACGATAATAACCGTAATATGATGTTGGACAAGCAAAAAAACAGAGAAAAGATTGACCCGATTGTGGCCACTATTACAGGTTTTGCTGAGGCAAAAGATTATAAATATCAAGGCATGGATATAAAACAGATTGAGAAATACATTTTGAGTGATGATTTTGGTTTTTAGGTGGTGATAAAAATTGAATATAAACAAATTCACAGACGCATTCAAACAGATGGGTCTTTTTTTAATGTCTAATTTAGTCGCAATTTTATTTTTGATTGGTTTAGGTGTTATTGTATATGGTTTTTTTTGTGTTGGTACAACAACTGGAATATTTGCTTTAGGGGCAATTATAACGCTTGTTTCTCTCGTATTAGCGAGGGAAGGGGGTGACTAGATGCGGATATTTAAACAAACGGAAAGCCGAAGTTTATCACAAGATGAAGCTGATGCTTTAATTAGCATGCTTCCCGGGTGGTCAGGAACACCAACAAATTTTGCTAGTGCTAAAGCAATCGAAAATAGTGATGTGTTTACTGTTTTAAACTTACTCGCTAGTGATGTTGCTTCTTTGGATATTAATTTTACAAAGAATAGTGTCAATAAACCGAATGATATTGCGGATATGTTCAATGTAAAACCGAACAGTCTATATTCTGGTGGCACTTTAAAATTTATTATCACAGCTAACGCCTTATTAAATGGAGAATCATTTTGTGAAATTGTGAGAAATAAACGCGGGAAAGTAGTTGCTTTTTATCACTTGCGGAACTCTCAAGTGGTAATCAAAAAAGATGCAGATACAAATTATCAGCTTGTTTATGATGCGACAGACGACAAGGGGAACGTAAGGCGTCTGCATCCATCAAACGTTTTTCATTTCAAGTTTTTCACTTTAGACGGTCTACGAGGCATTAGCCCGTTAAAAGCATTGAAATATGATTTATCCATGCAAAAAGACAGTAAACGATTTTTGGCAAACTTTTTCAAAAATGATACCCAAACGGGCGGAATCCTGAAAATGAAACATGGGAAATTGTCCAAAGAAGCTAGGGATAAAGTAAAGCAAGAATGGCAAGAATCCAATGCAGGCGTGGAGAATGCCCATAAGGTGTTAGTAATCGATGAAACATTTGACTATGAGCCAATTGAGGTTGATACGGAAGTATTAAAGCTGATTAACGCCAGCACATTTTCAACAGAAACCATTGGTAAAACTTACCGGGTTCCACGCCATAAATTGGGGTTGGAAACGTCAAATATGTCATTGGCTCAAGCTAACTTGGATTATTTAACTTCTACATTAAACAGTTACCTAAAAGTAATCACAAATGAAATGAATTATAAGCTAACGGGAGATAGAAACAGTGAATATGTTTTTGATACGTCTCCATTTAAAACTACTGATGTAGAGACTCATACCAAATTGACACTTGATAAATTTGATAAAGGTGTTATCAGCTTGAATGAAACAAGAAGAGAATTGGGGAATCCCCCTGTTAATGATTCGTATGGCAATAAACATTTAGTTAGTTTGAATTATACAACGTTAGACAAGCTGGAAGAATATCAAATGACGAAAGCTAAAGGGGGTGATACGAGTGGACAAAACGGAAACGAGGGAGCTTCTGACGAATAAAATTGAGATTCGTGAGGATGATGACGGCAATCGTACATTATCCGGTTATGCGGTCAAATGGGAAATGAAATCACAGGTGTTAGGGATGTTTTTCAAATTTCGAGAGCAGATTAAAAAAGGTGCATTTTTGGAATCACTGAACAATGATGACCAACGTTTTTTGTGGTCACATGACCCCTCAAAAGTGTTAGGGCGGTCTAAAAACAACACCTTACGACTGCAAGAAGATAACACAGGCTTACGTTTTGAATTAGATTTACCCAATACATCATTGGCTAAAGACACTTATGAATCTATTCAGCGTGGAGATGTTGATGGAGTTTCATTCGGCTTTAATGTACAGGATGATGAAGTTGACGAGCCAGATGATGATATGCCATTGCGAACAATCAAAAAGGCAAAATTAATAGAAGTAAGCGCAGTAGCATTCCCTGCTTACCCTGATTCGGAGGTAAGTGCCCGTGGTTATGACCCCATGAAAGAAAGAGTGGAAGAAATGAAGGGGTATCGGGAAGAACAAGCTGCAAAGATTAAAACATTAATTGATTTATAGGAGGAATACAAATGAACAGATTACAAGAAATTGAAGCAAGATTAAAAGAAATCCGCGAAATGTTGGAAGATGATGAAAAGCGCGGTGACGCAAAGTTTTCAGACCTTGAAAAAGAGGTCCGTGAACTGAAAGAAGAAAAAGAGGAAATTGAAGCCCGTCAACGTATGATGGATGAGGGGAATGAAGAAGAAACACGCTCTCATCAGCAACAAGCACATAATGGCGGTGCTGAACAACGCGGAGGTGTTGAACCAACAAATGAACAGCGTGATGCTTTTCAAACTTATTTAGAGACACGAGACATTGATGGTGGGAATTTAACTACTGAATCTGGTTTTGTGGTTATACCAGAAGATATTGTTACAGAAATTATGACGTTGAAAGAAATGGAATATAATCTTGATCAATATGTAACGGTAAAAACAGTAGGCTATGGCAGTGGGAAATATCCTGTTGTAAGAACATCTGAAGTCGCTCAATTACCAGAAGTAGAAGAATTGGAAGAAAACCCTAAATTAGCAGTAAAACCATTTTTCGAATTACGCTATGATATTAAAACCCACCGTGGTTACTTCCTGGTTTCTCGTGAAGCAATTGAAGATAGTGCAGTAAATATTTTACGAGAATTAATGACATGGATGGCTCGTACGATAGCCGCAACAAGAAACGCTGCAATTATTAAAGCGTTGATTCAAGGTACTCCTGGGAAAGATGGAGAAACTGTCAAAATCGAAAAGAAAGACGCTGCAGATGTTGACGATATTAAAGACGCTATCAATTTAAATTTAAAGCCTAACCATGAGCATAATGTGGCTATTGTTTCTCAAACGGCTTTTGCTGAATTGGATAAATTGAAAGACAATGAAGGAAATTATCTGCTACAGCCAGATATTAAAGAGCCAACTCAAAAACGCTTGCTAGGGGCACAAGTGGTTGTTCTTCCTGATGAAATGTTAGGAGAAGCGGCTGCAAAAACAATTATTATTGGTAATCTCAAAGATGCCATTGTGCTATTTGACCGCAGCCGTTACCAAGCCTCTTGGACAAGCTATATGCATTTTGGAGAAGCTCTAATGGTGGCATTACGTCAGGATGTACGAATCCTGGATGAAAAAGCAGCTATTGTTATTGACTTTGCTGGTAATACTGGCGTAGAAGGATAATAATCATGGTTGACTTAAAAAAGATAAAAGGGCATCTAAGGGTTCCGCATAACTTAGAGGACGAGGATATACAAGATTATCTTGATTGGGCAAAGCAAGATGTTATCGAGGCTGTTTATGATAGCTACGATCCAAAACTAAATAGAGCAGCGTTGGAGAAAGATACAACGTATAAAAAAGCGGTGATTATGCTGGCTACTTTTTACTACGAAAATCGTATGACAATTTCAGAGGTGAAGCAAGCAGAATCACCGTTTTCTGTTACGCATGCTATTCAAACTTTACGGGCTCACAAGGATAGATATTATGAGACTGAATAACATGCGTTTTAATTTTTCTAAATTGAATCAGCCTATCAAGATAAATGAATTAAAATCCGTTGTTGAGAATGGTGTACCTCAACCACCAAAGACTGTTTTGTTTTTGGAGTGCTTTGCTCATATCGAATCGGTTAGTCTTAAAGACTATGAAACCAGCGTGCAGATGGGGATGCAACACGACATTAAGGTGTTTATCCGTAATTATCCTGGTATAACAAACAAGATGCAGATAGATCATTATGGACAAACCTATAAAGTTAAGGAGATTCTTTATGATTATCGCCAAAGTGGATTTTCCATTTTGATTGCTGAGGAAGTGAGTCAATGAGTTATCAAATTGAAGGCATGCGAGGATTATTGTCCAATCTATCTAAAAAAGAAGAGGATATTAAGCGTGCTGCAAGAGCAGGGAATTTAGCAGGTGGAAAAGTGGTTATGGAAGCTTTAAAAGGGAATGTCCCTAAAAGTGGTTATTCGGGAGCTAACCCACAGACCAGGCTATCAGATGCGGTTACCACGAGTGGAAATCGAACGGACAGCGGAACTGGTGAAAGTTATGTTGCTGTAGGCTTTAATAAGTCAGCTA